GTGGTTGCTTGGTTCTCGGGGACCTGACCGAGGAAAAAGACCGCCACTCCGCTTGGTTAGCTAACAAGGTCGTGGAGCACTTGGAGGCCATCGGCAAACCGACACTGGTTCTGTACGGCAACCATGATGGAGTCTCGGGATTGTTAGCCTTTTTTGAATTCATCGGAAAGATCCCTGGGTTGACATGGGTCAAGAATGTCACTGATGCACGAGACTTGCCGAGTCCTTGGCCGGAACTTCTCGGAAAGTGTCTCCTGCTTCCGCACACTCGCGATTATGAGAAGGATTGGTTTGGTATTGACTTCTCAGCTTACCCTCTGATCCTTGCTCACAACACATTCGCCGGTTCCGATGTTGGGCATGGCCGGAAGATGGATGGAATTCCAACCAGTGTGTTTCCAAAGACATCGCGAGTGCTGTCGGGGGACATTCATGTGCCGCAAAGCATCGGCCCGGTGACCTATGTTGGCGCTCCTTATCATGTGGACTTCGGGGATGATTATCATGCTCGGTTAATTTTATTGGAGCATGAGAAACGTTTGGTGTCGGTCAAGTCTATCGCATTGGGGGATCGTCCGCAGAAACGTTTGGTGACTCTTGACGGTCCGCAAGACTTGAAAAGACGTTGCAATGCGAACAGGGGGGACATCCTCAAAGTGCGCGTACGTCTTGATGACTATGCCGATTGGCCCGAGGTCAAGAAGCAGGTTCTGGATTGGGGCGGCAAGTACGGTTATGTCGTGCATTCTACGGTTCCCATACTGTCCAAAAAGAAAACCAAGACCAACCACACCCATGCGCAACAAACTGCGCGCTCTGACAAGGAAGTGCTAGAAGAATTTTCGGAGCGGCATGGACTTGATGCGCGCACCACAAAAGTTGGCACCCGCATCTTGGAGTCATGACCAATGCGCTTGCAATTTTCGTCCATGAAAGTTGGCCCATTCAAGGCATTCCGCGAACCACAAACTCTGCGGTTTTCCAAATTCGGGCCGGGCGTGCATTTTGTGCATGGGGAGAACCTTGTTGAGCCTAGACTGGGTTCTAATGGTTCCGCAAAGTCAACACTGTGGGATGCCATGTGTTGGTGCTTGTATGGCAAAACAGTGCAGGGTTTGCAGGGCCCCGATGTGAAACCCTGGGGTGAGCCCCATGCAAAGGTGGTCCTTCGGTTCTTTGTTGATGATGAGAAGCACATACTGGTGCGAAAGGTGGGACCAAACCGATTGACTCTGAATGGTGGTGAGACTAACCAAGAAACTATCAATCGAACCGTTGGTTTGGATTACCACACATTCCTGAACACTGTTCTGTTTGGCCAGGGGCAACCATTCTTTATCGACCTGAAGCCGCGAGAGAAGATGGAACTTCTCAGCACTGTATTGCAGCTCGATCGCTGGGAAGTTATGGCTGACAAAGCGGCCGACAAGGTGAAGACCATCGAAGCGCAAAGATCGGCATTGGAGATCGAACTACAGGCGGCCTTGTATGCACAGTCTAGTGCGGAGAAGTCACTTCAAGACTCGCAGGAGCGCCGAGACAATTGGGAAAGTGACAGGCAGAGCCAAATTAAAGCCGCCGAGCATAGTCTGCGGAGTGCCAACAAAATTCTGGAAGAAGCCAAGCGTGCGGAGGGTAAAGCCGACTTGGCGGTGGACAGCGCAGAAACAGAGGTGCGTGCTCTTGATCGAGAATTTATCAAGCGCAGAGACGAATTGAACGCAGCCGAAAACTCAGTAATTATTGAGGATGACAAATACGAAGTGCTAGAACAAACACAAGAACAGTTGGAAAAAGAACTGGGGGAGCTCGGTGCGGGTGATCGGTGCTCTAAATGCGGACAGCTGCTGAAGGGCACTGCGCTTGAAAAACATCGTTCCGAATTGAAGGCAGAGCTAGTAGAATTGCGGAAGAAAATTAAAGCCAATTCTATTGTCGTGGATAAGATCGGTAAGACTATCAAACAAGCCCGCAGACAATTTCGAGTGGTCCGGGAACAAATGGAAAGTTTCCGCTCGAAGTCCGAGGAAGCACGCGACACACTGCTCATAAAACAACGTGAAGCAATGCAGTGTGTTGAAACAGTGCAAACGTTGAAAAGAAACCTAGAACGACTTGAGACTGAAAACAACCCATTCATCGAAATGACTCGTGGTTACAAGAAGGCGCTGCGCAAGGCTCGCGACCAAATCGAGGAATGTGAAACACTCCTGGCAAAGAAGGCGAAGTTTCTTGAGCGCGTCCGGTACTGGGTCAAGGGTTTCAAAGACGTGCGGCTGTTCCTGCTTCAGGAGTTCTTGGAAGACCTGGAGATCGCCAGTAACTCGGTGATTGAAGACATGGGGCTTGTCGGGTGGTCGATCAAGTACGGCATCGAACGCGAGACTAAAAGCGGTGCCATCAGTTCCGGGTTGAATATCGAAATCTTCAAGCCGCGTTCCGATGTTCCTTTCCGGTGGGAATCTTATTCCGGGGGTGAGAGCCAGCGCCTGCGCCTGGTTGTCGGGCTGTCCCTTGCGGAAAGCCTATTGCGGCATGCGGGTGTGTTCTGCGATATGGAAGTGCTTGATGAGCCCACCGCGCATCTATCGGTGCGAGGCACGCGCGATTTGTGCGACACCCTTGCGGAGCGTGCTGCACAATTGGGACGTCAAACTTGGTTTGTCGATCATACAGTGATCGAGTCCGCGAAGTTTCAGTCTCGAGTATCGGTGGTTCGCAGGAAGACCGGTGCAGAGATTGTGTTGTGAGGGACTAGGAGAATTGGAATGCCCAGGAAACAGAAGACCGCGCCCATTCCAGCAGGGGGCCGAAATAGGGGTAGAAAAGGGGGGAAAGGGGTCCTGACAGGGGGGAAGGGGGGAAAAGCTCCCCAGCGCGCCCCCAGCGGGAATGCGAAGGGGGCAATTCCTCGCAAAAAGCGCCCCCGGAAGCCAGTTTTCAGAACCAATTTTCCCGACGTTCTCAAAACTGTCGAGATCAACGAACCCTACTGGGCATTGGTTGCTGTGCTGGGTGGCCGCGAACGATGGGCGCAATCGAACATCGAAGCACAGGATATGGAAACTTATTTGCCGATGTGTCGCGACCCACGCTCGGGAAAAATCAAAGCACTGTTCCCTGGGTATCTGTTCGCGAAAATCACATCTGGTTGGCACCACTTGAAAGGCACCTTTGGCGTGAAGGGAGTCATTATGGTGTCGGGAAAGCCCTCACGGGTTCCAGACAGGGTGATCGAGGGGCTTCGTGCACAGGAGGCCCAGGGACTCATTCCTCTGCCGAAACAAATATTTAGGAAGGGGGAAAGGGTCGTCGTGACTTTGGGCTACCTCCAGGGGCATGTTGTGTTGTATGACGGCCTCACAGGTGATGGTCGCGTTAGAGTGCTTTTGGACTTCATGGGCAAGTTGGTCACGGCCCAAGTGCCAGGTATAGAAAAAGCGCCAAGCGACTCGAACTCATCGAGTGCGGTAGCATCTTCCAAAGCATCGAGTGGTTAAAGTCGTTCCAGCAATGGGGTGCATGATGGACCGCGAAGATAAAGTGCAGTTGGTCAAGGACATTTGCAGGGGTGCCCGTTCGCATGCGGCATCAATCGGCAAGTACGGAAAGAGATACCCCGACACTCCGAGTCGCAAGCGTGCCAAAATTACCCTGCCGCAATTGAAGTGCTTGCAGGAAGACCAGGAGATTGAACAATGAGTGCTGAGACCGTTACAATTTTCCAGAGCGAACAGGAGCGCTCAAAGAAGCTGGTCGAAGCTTGCAACATCGCCAGTCAGTATGCCTCGCAAGACGAGGTGCATTGGAATGAGCGCTTCAAGGAAAAGTTGGACGTCCTGGGGTACGAAATGATCCCCTGGTCAGGAAGTAAACTGCCGAGCGATCGCATTTTCGCACCCCAGCCTGTCACCGATGCTCCTGGCGCTTGGCCGAAAGACACCATCATCCGTCATAAGTTGTAGTCGCGTAGTACTTCGAGGAAACAAGCGCAGCGCCCAAACTCATAAGGGCATCAGAAAGGCCGCAGCAATTCAAACTGCGGCCTTTACTGTCTATAGGGTATAGGGAAAAAATAACAGGACAAAGTGTCATGGGTTGGAAGTGCTTCCTATTCGGGCACAAGATGATTGCGGAAGACTGGCGCAAGACCCGATGGTTCTACAGGGAACACACCGAGCAGCCGCGACAGTACCGCATTCACAAATGCAAGAGGTGCCAAGAGACTTTGCATATTCAGTACTCCCGCAGCGTCTACCTGATGCAGCCGCACGAAAAGGAAGACAGGGAGGAAGTCCTGAAGATCGCAAAGGCATCGGGGCATGGAGTCAGAAGCATGACAAGGGAAGAGTTCGAGGAGCGTTTCCCTTGTCATAGCGACAAAAAGTTGAAGCACTGAAAAGACTGAGTGCTGGTGTTTGGAGTAAACCTGAAAACAAACGGTGTGGATATGGACAGAGTCAAGATTGAGAAGCCACGCAGACCCGGTACCTTTCCCCCAGGCTATAAGGGGCCAGGAAGGACAAAGGGAAAGCCCAACAAAGTCACCACACTTCTGAAAGACGCAATCATTCTTGCAGCAGAGGCCGTGGGGGAAGACCGCAAGGGTAAGGACGGTCTTGTTGGCTACTTGAAGTACTTGGCCAAGCGCGAGCCTAAGGCCTATGCAAGTCTTCTCAGCCGCGTGTTGCCATACCACATCACGGGAAACCTTAATCACCAGCACGAAGTGTTCCAGAAAAAGGAAGAAGTCATAGACGCTTTGCGTGCGCGGGGCATCCCCCTGCAAGCAGTCTATCTGCGCGGAGACGACGCAGACTACCCGACCGAGCCGTCGCAGCCACTTGATAGCTGAGTTCGAACCCGAAAGGAGACGACAATGCTGTTGGAAGTGTTGCTTCTCATTCTGATCCTCATGCTGTTGGGGGTGTGGCCGACCTGGTCGCACTCGAAGGCTTGGGGTTATGGTCCGAGTTCGATGGTGGCGGTGGTCATCGTCATCGTCGTGGTGTTGATGCTGTATCCCCGTCCCTTTTGAGTACCCTAGGTACCCGCATATCATTGTGGGTTAGCTGAGTCGGGGAAATGGAATAGGAAGTTCTTTATCGGAGACCTCCTCACACTTGGAGTACAGGAGACCCCCCGATGAGCAACAGAGTTGCAATCAGCATCATCACAGTGCTGTTGTGTTGGGCTTTCATCGCAGTGCTTCCATGGTGGCCCTATTCGCGACGTTGGGGGCATCTTCCAGCGTCAGTGCTGTTCGTCCTGGTAGTCATCATGGTCACATGGTTGACTTTCCCGGTGGTGTGAAAAAGGAAAATTGACAATGCAATCGCGAGACCAAGAGTTCGATGAGACAGCGTACACCAATGGCTTCCAGGGGTTCGAAAAGGGTATGAGCTTGAAAAGCCTGGTCAAGCCCCTGATCGAGGGACCGCCCGAAGGCACCGAAAGTATCGACGGGTGGATGAACTCCAGGATGTGTTGTCTCATCGGGTTCCTGGATGCCGGTCTCAACAGACTGCGCCAAATTAAGTAGTGTAGTGCGGGTCAGAGTACCGACCATGGAGCGAGTGCGTATTCGGCAGAGGGGTGACGATACCCCTTTGCCGATCACCTCGTCCGAGGACCTGGAGCTGGTTCAGCGTCTCCAGGTGCTCGAGGCCAGGGAATCCTTTTGGGCTTTCCGGCAGTATATGCACCCTGATCTCATCAAGGGGTGGTGGCAACGTCTAGTCGCATATGAGCTGCAACAGTTCTATGTGGACATGAAGCACAACTTGCGGCCGGTGCTTGTTCTTAGCGCTCCCCCGCAACACGGCAAGAGTTATCAGGTTCACGATTTTATTTCCTGGGTGGCTGGCCGCGAACCAGACTGGGCGACCATATTCGCCAGCTACTCTGAAGACTTGGGGGACAAAGCCAACACCTTCCTGCAAAGGAACATGGACACCGAAAAGTATCTCCGCGTGTTCCCGGGCACACAGCTTGCGCATACTCGCGCGGGCTTCGCACCAGCATCGCGCACTGGATCATTCCTCGAATGGGTTGGAAAGAAGGGGTCTTTCCGCAACACCACTGTTGAAGGGCAGGTGACAGGTCAGGGGCTTGACCTCGGACTGATTGACGACCCCTTGAAAGGCCGCGCGGAGGCATCGAGTAAGAAGATCAGGGACAGGGTGTGGGATTGGTTGACCGATGACTTCTTCACTCGGTTTTCGGAGTATGCCGGTCTATTGATGATTATGACGCGGTGGCATGTTGACGACCCCGCCGGTCGGTTCAAGACACGGTTCCCGCAAACCCGCATCCTTCGGTACCCAGCCATTGCGGAACATGACGAAGACTATCGCATGAAAGGGGAACCACTATTCCCCGAGCACAAGTCGCGGGAATTCTTGATGCAACACAAGACCGCGATGACCAAAGGTGGTTGGGAGTCAGTCTATCAACAGAACCCGATTATTGTTGGTGGTGACTTGTTCCCGGTCGATAAGTTCGAAGTGCGGCCGCAAGTTCCAGACCCGAAAGAAGTCAAGATGACTGTTCGGTACTGGGACAAGGCCGGAACCGAGGACGGCGGAGCCTATACAGCCGGTGTGCGTATGCACGAAATGAAGGACGGCAACTTCGTGGTGTCCGACGTGTCGCGCGGACAATGGAGCGCTCTGGAGCGCGAGCGTCGCATCAAGCAGTGTGCGGAGATTGATCGAGCCGAGTATGGTTTTCGAGTTCGAACATGGGTCGAACAGGAACCGGGTTCGGGAGGCAAGGAAAGCGCTGAGCGCACCATTTCGATGTTGCGCGGTTTCACAGTGCGCGCGGATAAGGTGACAGGTTCGAAAGAGATCAGGGCCGAGCCCTATGCGGCACAAGTTCAAGCCGGCAATGTCAGCATAGTGGCATCGAGTTGGAACCGACCCTTCCTTGAAGAGCATGAAGAGTTTCCGTCCGGCAAATACAAAGACCAGGTGGACGCAGCCGGTGGTGCGTTCGCGAAGCTTACCAATAAGGGCACCAGCAGCTACGACTCCTCGTTGTCGTGGGTGTGAACGGAGATCAGAGAATGGCAAACACTCCCAGGGTTCGCATTCCGCGCAACACGCGGCCGGTGGCGGACAGTCTTCAGAATTTGTTCACGGGCATGGGCGGCTTCAATGACAAGATCCAGCAAGCCCGTTGGTTCGGCGCCATCATCAATCAAGCCGAGCTCGAAATGGCCTACCGTACCGATTGGATCGCGCGGAAGGTCGTGGACATTCCTGCGGGGGACAGCACCCGCGAATGGCGATCATGGCAAGCCGACAACAAAGACATCACTTTGATCGAGGAAGCCGAACGCGCATTCACTCTGCAGCGCAAGATGCGAGTGGCCCTGCAAAAGGCAAGACTGTATGGGGGTAGTGCTCTGATCCTCGGAGTCGACCAGGGGAAGTCCGATGAACCTTTGATTGTCGATCGCATTGGCAAGGGGCAGCTCAAATGGGTGCATGTGGTCTCTCGGAACCAACTGACCCCGGGTCCCATTGAGCGTGACATTGAGAGCCCGTTCTATGGAGAGCCGCAGTACTACGACCGGCAAACTGTAGGCAGCGCCATGCAATTGCGGCTGCACCCATCGCGGGTAGTTCGGCTTGTTGGGCTTGAGTACCCTGACCCCGAAACTGCGCCGGACGGTTGGGGTGACTCAGTGCTGCAAGTCGTCGCAGACTCTGTCAAGGCGGCCGGTGTTGTGGCGAATGGCATCGCGGCTATGGTCGATGATGCAAAGGTCGACGTTATCGGCATCCCCGAACTCACTGCTAACTTGGATGACCCGACCTACGAACAAAGACTGATGGATCGGTTCGGGGTTGCAGCGCGCGCTAAATCAGTTTACCGCATGTTGCTGCTCGATAAAGAGGAAGAGTGGAACCGTATCGAAACCAATTTCAGTACTCTCCCCGATGTGGTCAAGGTCTACCTGTTATTGGCATCGGCGGCCGCCGACATTCCGGCCACACGTTTCCTTGCGCAATCACCGACCGGCATGTCAGCCACCGGTGAGTCCGACGTGCGCAATTACTACGACAGGCTCGGCACCGAATTGAATACCGAGATCAGACCAGTGCTGGCGCGCTTGGACGAAGTGCTCCTGCGGTCAATCTTCGGGACCAGGCCTGAAGACATTTTCTACAACTGGAATTCTTTGTGGCAGTTGGACGACACCCAAAAGGCCGACCTCGCCAAAAAGAAAGCCGACATCTTCAAGATTGACGTGGATGCCGGTTTGATGACCCGCGAAGTGTTGAAGGAAGCCCGCCAGAACCAGTTGATCGAGGACGGCACCTACCCGGGGCTTGAAGCCGCAATCGAGGAGTTTGATACACCGATTGACGGAGAGGAGCCGCAAGAGCCGATCAAGCCGCAAGGGGAAGGCGAGGAAGAACCCACGCCCGAACCTGGAGCGATCGCAGCGACCGATCGCTTTCGCATCTTCAAACCCCGCGATAAGAAGATCAGACGGGTCAAGATCAAGAAGGGGAAGCCGTGGTACCAGTCCGATGCACAGCCGCGCACCCTGTATGTCAGCCGACCTCTGTTGAACTGGGAAGAAGTCGCCGCATGGTACAAGGGACAGGGGTTCGAAGTCACGGTCGGCGCGGAGATGCATGTGACGGTCGCCTATTCGCGCATGGCAATCGACTGGGCCAAGGTCTCGGAAGATTGGGGGCAAGACGATAAGGGCCACATCCTTGTGCGGCCCGGTGGCATGCGGATCATGGAGCAGTTCCAAGATGCGACGGTGCTGTTGTTCAGTTCGAACTATCTCTCATGGCGCTGGTGCGGCATCAAGGAAGCCGGTGCTTCATGGGACTGGGACGATTACCAGCCACACGTCACCATCAGCTACCAGGGGCCAAAGAACCTGAAGAAGGTGCAGCCGTTCCAAGGTGCCCTGCAGTTTGGGCCGGAGAAGTTCGAGGAAATCTCCGAGGACTTCCGCGAGCGACTTGTTGAAGATGCGAAAGCCAAGAAGCTCTGGGCCAAGTAAATGCTGGCACTCTTGAAACACTCCGCAGTTGTGCAAGACGCGCGCACGGCAGACCCGACGGGTACTGTCGATGTGCGCCGTCGCTTCATGTCGTCCCTGGGCATTCGGTGGCGGCAGATGATTGCACAGCTGCGCATGACAATCGTGCAGCAAGACATGCTGGGTCTCGACCCCCTGAAGCCCACACCTTTGTCACTGGTGTTGCAATCACTTCCCGATGGCAGTTTGATCCAGGCATTTCAGACCTGGCTTGATCGCACCCTTGAGACAGTAGTGCTAGAGGGGCAAGCCGATTACCTCGACCCGATGGTTTCGATTGTCTACCATCGGGCTGTGAGTCGCGCAGTTCGATTGACAGGGGTCGATGTGCGGCCCGAGGACTCCGAGACTGTTATTCAAGCCCTGCAAATGTTCACACTGACTGAACTGCAGGGTATCTGCGAGGCGGTGTCGCATAAGATCATGCGTGAGGTTGCGGGTGCGGTCTTGAATGGCACGACTCCGAAAGAACTCCTGCGAGTTTGCACCGCGACAATTCAGAAGGTTGGCATCGAGCGTTCAAATCTGATGGTCGAGGCCGTGGTTTCGAAAACCCATGCGACCGCGACCCTTGACCAATTCGAGACCGCGGGTGTGGAACAAGTCGGATTGCTGCCGGAATTGATCGCCGCTAGGAGCGTCAAGGGGCGTCGTTTGGGGGATGCGAGGGGGAATGCAGGGGGGAACCCCGCAAATGCCACCCCTAAACGAAGAATTCAAGAATGGGACGCACGCCGTTCCGGTCCTGGGTCCCGATTGTCGCGCACCGCGCCCCCATCACGGCGTACTGTACAGCGCATTCGCAAGGCACAACAGGCGGTCGAGCGCTTCCAAGCCGTCGAAGTTCTGACTGCTGGTGACAATAGGGTGTGCCCGATTTGTCAGGACATCGAGGAAGGCAACCCCTACTCCATCAATCAAGCCCGCTCCCTGATCCCCGCGCACCCCAAATGCCGGTGTGCATTCGTGCCGGTCAAGGATCGGCGGTTTGCACCTGCGGAGAAAGAGTAGACCGATGATTGCTACCCCGAAACACAAGCACTGGCCGATCCAAATGGAACGAGTCTTGCGTATGTCGGACTTCTGCAAGGCCGGGCAGTTCAAGTGGAAGATCAGTGAGCAGGGGTATCGCACATTGGTGCTGGCGGTGCCGCACACGAACCCTTCCGGGTGGCTTCTAACTGAATGGACCATCGACCACAAGAACGATTGCGATGCTCAATGGTCTTTTGATGGCAATGAGAAGCGCCCAACACTGACTCCCTCTCTGCATGCCAAGGGTATCTGGCATGGCTACGTCACAGCCGGGATGCTGGTGGAAGCATGAAGAAACGTTTCTACATTGATTTTAGCACTCGCGAAATGCCGGGCCGCATTCTGGCCACATGCGTGATGCTGGGCCAGGAAGTGGTGCGCGATCAAAACAAGGTCATGTCGATTGACCTGTGCTCACACCCTCTTTATGAGCGCCTGGAGCGCTACGTGTTGGCGAACCCTTCGGTGAAGCGCTTGAAAGAAGGTGGCAAATGAGACAACAGATCCTGTGGTGCTACGATGACGCGCACCTATGGGGGAAGGAGCTCGGAGAAGCGGCCGTCTCTCGTGGTTACGACGTTCGCTTTTTCGACTCCGTCAAACAAGTGCATGAGTCGGAGGACAAGTCGTACCTGTTCATGCACATGCACCACCACCCAGCGGTGCGTGCGATCCACAAGAAAATGATGGCGCACTTCGCCACTAGAACCGACCTGCAGATCATTCCCGATTATCGCGGGTCGGTGCTGTATGACGACAAAATCGAACAGCTTCGTCAGTTCGCGCCCTACATGCCAAAGACCCGGCTGTTTCGCAGCCCCGCGATGGCCCGCGAATTCCTTGACACAAACCCAACCTACCCCTTTGTGTCAAAGACTTCGGAAGGGTCGAGTTCCTCGAATGTGAGACTGATACGCACAGTCGATGAAGCCCGCAGGGAGATCAAACAAGCTTTCTCGGACTTGGGGATCAAGGCGCGGTATGATCGTGCCCAACATGGGTATCTGTATTGGCAAGACTTCATCGCGAATAACACTCATGACATTCGGGTTATCGCTATCGGCAATCAGCGCCTGTTGCTGCGCAGGGGTAACCGTGAAGACCGACCGATGGCTTCGGGGTCCGGCATCAATGAACCAATCCAGGTGCTCGATGACGAAGCAGGGTCGGCACTCTTTTGGGCCAACAAGTTCTTTGCCGAGGAAAAACAGACTTGGTGCGGTATTGACCTGGTGCGTGACAAAGTACTGGGTTGGCGCTTGTTGGAAACAACAGTCGGCTGGTCGTTGCATGGGTACGACGCATGCCGCTTCTTTGGCGGCGCTGCAATGAATGATGATGGCCGTTTCGGTCATCGTATCTGGGACGTCTTTCTTGACCAGCTGACTGCTGGTGTGTTCGGTTAGTTCATTTCAACAGGGAGCTGGGATCATGGAGCACTTCTACAAGACCGTATCGGGGTGGGCTGCTTTCGAGGACCTGTATCGTCAGGTGGTTCGGGATGCACCGACCCATGCGATGAGCCACTACGTCGAAGTCGGCTCATGGTTCGGACGGTCTGCGTGTTTGATGGCGGTCGAGATCATCAATTCAGGCAAGACCATCAAGTTCGATTGTGTCGACCCTTGGACCGATGGCGGCCCCGACCTGCGCAATAAGCGCTCATTCCAGAACGATGAGCTCTACAAAACGTTCCTGAAGAACATCGGGCCGGTCAAGCACTTCATCAACCCTATTCGCAAGCCCTCACTCGAGGCGGCGCCGCTGTACAAGGATGGCAGTCTCGACTTCATCATGATTGACGGTTCACATCAGTACGATGATGTGAAAGCCGATATTCAAGCCTGGCTCCCCAAGATGAAACCCGGTGCGATCATGTCGGGTGACGATTGGAATTGGTCGGGTGTGCATGATGCCGCGACCGAGATCTTCGGAATGGAAAAGATCAAGGTCCATCTTTCCGAGCGTCATGTGCGCAAGGGAAACCCCAACAAGTGTCGGTACTGGTCGGTACAGGTGTAGCCATCATGTTGGACGCATTGACATTGGTCATGGCCTATTACGACAATGCGCAGATGCTGCACAGGCACTGCCGCGAATGGGCTCAGTACCCGAAAGTACTCCGGGATCGGTTGCACATCATCATAGTCGATGATGCCAGTCCGCAGTTTCCGGCTGCTGTTGTGCTCGAGGAACACAAGGCCGATCTTCCGAAGCTCTTGCAGCTGTATCGGGTCAAGCCCAACATTCCTTGGAACCAAGATGGTGCTCGCAACCTTGCGATGATGAAATGCAAGACGGTATGGGCATTCATGACCGACATGGATCACCTGTTGCCCGCAGATCAAGTGCGCAAGGTGTTTGAGTTCCCTGCGATGATGGGCCAGTACTATATGCCCGACCAACACTTGACCAATGGGCAGAGTTTGAACCGGCCGCATCCGAATTCCTACCTCATGTCGAGGCCGGACTTCTGGACTATGGGCGGTTATGACGAAGACTTCGCCGGTTATTACGGGACCGACGGGAACTTTCGCCGGTGTGCCAAAGGTGCGGGGCTTGTGGAGTTGTCTATCAAGGACTTCCACACCGTTGTCTATCGGCAGACCGATATATGGGATGCCAACACCAAAGACTGGGGGCGCAAGCTGACTGAGTATCATGTCAGCTACAACCCGGTGCTGCGAAAGAAGTTGCGGTTGGCACCTTATCGCGCGGAGCGACCAGTTCGCTTCGAGTACAGCCAAGTGCTTTGACACCAGGAAGATTTGGAAGATGCATCATATCGTTTTGTGGAAGTGGCACCAGCAAGGGTTCCGCATTGTGTACGAACCCAGTGCTGTGAACATGATGGCGGTGATGTTGAAGCGCCACATGAATGGCATGCCCTATCGAGTGGTGTGCATTACCGACAACCCCAGGGGCATCGACCCGATGGTCGAGACGCACCCCCTGTGGAATGACTGCGATTACTTGGTCAATGCTTCCGGTTCGACCTTCCCGTCCTGTTATCGGCGCTTGCGCATATTCGATAAGAAGGCGCAGGATGAGCTCGGAATACCTCCGGGCGATCGCATTGTGTCGATTGACTTAGACACTGTGATTGCGGGGCCCCTCGAACCCGTCTTGACGCGCAAGGAAGTGTTTGTCGGATGGGCCGTTAAGGGCACTCATCACATCACGGTGTTTAATGGTTCGCAGTTCATGTTCACAGCTGGCGAACTTTCGCACATCTGGAACGACTTCAATCCGATGACCAGCCCGGTCGAAGCCCTGAACCATGGGTTTCTAGGCAGTGACCAGGCTTGGCTGTCCTACAAACTGATCGGCTTTCCGGGGGTCGGGGGTTGGTCATTCCCGCAGGTGGCATCATACCCGCGCGAAATGTTGCGTAAGGTGCAGCTTCCGAAGTCGACCGTGATTGTCAATTTTCACGGGCGCAATAAGCCGTGGATGCCAGCGACGCAGAATGTCGCTCCGTGGATCAAGCAGCACTATCGAGTTTAACCAGCAAGAGATCAGGGAGAGTTTGCACCATGAAAATGGAACTCAGTGATCGCGTCACCATTGACGCGAAAGAAACCCGACTGACCACCGATGGCTACTTGGTCACGATGCCGCGAGTCGCGCGTACCGGCATCCAGCTGTATGGTGGTGATGAAGTCGGAAAACCGGAAATGCAAGTGGTGCGTGTGTACCGACCCGAGAACGAAGTTTTCAGTGCCGACTCCATGAGCACCTTTGCATACCGCCCGATCACCGACGACCATCCTAAGGTACCGGTCACGTCAAAGAATTGGCGCGACTTTGCCAAGGGACAATCGGGCGGCGAGGTGGCACGCGATGGTGAATTCCTTCGAGTGCCTATGGTCGTCATGGATCAAGCCGTCATCGAGAAAGTTAAGGACGGTAAGGAAGAACTATCCGTTGGATACTCCTGCGATTTGAAGTGGGAGTCTGGAGTTACTGGGAAGGGTGAACAGTACGACGCCATCCAGACCGACATTCGTGCTAACCATATCGCGATTGTTTCGGCCGCCCGTGGTGGAGCTAAGCTGCGCATCGGAGACAAGACCGAGACTTCCGATGAACTCAACAATGGGTCGGACTCGGCCGACAAGAAGGAGACTGAAATGTCTGATGCCAAGATGACTGTCATGGACGTGGACGGTATCAAGGTCGAGATGTCGGATACCGCTGTCCAGGTCGTTTCCAAGACCCTCAAGACTTTGGGGGACTCGGTTGCCGATCTCACCAAGAAGCTGGCGGATGCGGCGAAGGCCACGGCCGATGCCAAGACTGCGACCGATGCCGCCATCGCCAAACTCACGACCGACCTCGCCGCTCGCGACGCGGAGATCGTGACACTCAAGAAGCAGGTCGAGGATGCCAAGCTCTCCCCCGACAAACTCGACCAGCTGGTGAAGGATCGCGAAGCCGTCATCGGCAAAGCGAAGGCCATGCTCGGTGACTCCCTCAAGGTCGAGGGCCAGTCCATCGCGCAAATTCAGCGCCAGGTCGTGGACGCCAAGCTGGCGGACAAGGCTAAGGGCTGGAGCGATGAGCAGGTCGCGGTGTCCTTCGACACCCTGTCCTCGGGCGTGGTTGCTCAGTCCGGTGTTCATGATGCGGCTCGCGCATTCTCGCAGCCGGCCGCGAACACCCAGGACCGGGCGAAGATGTACGCGGATGCCGACAAGCGCTTGTCGGACGCCTGGAAGACTCCGAAGGTCGCCTAATCGGGCGATCAATTAAACCCGGACCCGACATAGTACCGAGTGCGGGTCTACCTTCAGTAAGAGCTCATCAAGAGGAGATCAAGTATGAGCCCGATCCAGACGACCTACACGGAGCAGATGCCCATCGGCACTGCTGGTCTCGTGCAAGGTTCAGACTTCAATTCGGCTACCGGCATCGTCGAAGATGCGGCGGGTATCGGCTTCGGCCTTCCCGTCCATCAGGGTGCCAACTCCGATCAAGGTATCGTGGCGGCTGGTACGCTCACGACCTTCCGGGGCATCACCATCCGTGACGTCGCGGCGGGTGCGGAACAGGACAAGAATGCGCAGTACCAGAATGCCGGAGTGCTCACTCGCGGCAAGATCATGGTGGTTGCGTCCGTCGATGTGGTGGCCGGTGACCCGGTTCACTATGATGGTACCACCGGTGTCTGGCTGAAAACTGGCGGACAGGGCCCCATCGTCGGCGCCCGATACGCCACGAGTGCTTCCGCTGGTGGTCTGGCAGTGGTGGAGTTGCAGGCGAAGTAAGCCTGTAACCCGCGACTTCCACCACTTCCAACCCACACGTTACTTCATTCGGAGGTAAGAATGTTTAACTTCGATGCCCAGCAAGCGCTGGGCTTTCTGGTCAACCAGACCAGTTACATTGAACCGCAGGTTGTCGAGGTGCAGTACCCCGACATTCAATACGCAAACTTGATCCCGGTCGACACTTCCGCGAGTGACTGGGCCAAGTCTGTGACGTACTACTCTGTCAATCGAACAGGCCAGGCTGGGTGGTTCCATCACTACGCGAAGGACAC